TCAGACAGTCAAATCGGCTATGACCCTGTTACTGGTATGCCGCGTGGCCTTGAGACTGTAGTGGCACCTGGCGGTCAGCTAGTTACCACAAACCTCGCCGGTCTTACAGAAGCTCAAAGGCAGGGGCTACCTCTTAGTATGGAGATAGCTGGCCTTTTAGGCTCTGACCCATATGCTTACGAAATTGAGCCTGTATCGCAAAATGTTATTGGACAAATTGGCACACCTGGTATGAGTTTACTTGGTCAGGGCATAAGTGCGATTCAAGATATTATTCTAGGGCCACCAAAAACATTTGAAGATTTGCTGGCTCGTGGTGCTTACACTGGAATGAACGCTCCCATTGATGGTGGTCGTGATGGTGGTTCAGATGATGTAAGGTCAGTAAACCCAGTCACAGGACGTTGTGACGAGGGGTACATCTTTGACGAAGACTTGCAAGCCTGCCGCCTAGACACAAGAAGCGGTAGAGAGACTGCGCCAATCGCTCCACCTACTCCGCCAGCAGCCCCTGGCACATACGCACGTTTAGGTTTGCTTGATGTGGCTCCAACTGGCGTGTCTGATTTTGCTACAAGGTATGGACTAGGGCCGCAGGACTTTGGTGCGGCTAACTTGGCATATCGGCGTGGTGCTGGTACACAGTTCGACATATACAGAGACCCATACCAGAGAGAAGGGTTTACGCTACTAGGATGAATGAAGGTAAAGCTAGAGAAGATATGGCTAGGGCTGAAAAGGCTGAGGCTGTACTTAGAAACGAAATATTCATCGAGAGCTTTGAGTATTTAGAGAACGAGTTTATGCAAGCGTGGAAGCAAAGCGCATTGAAAGACACGGACGCACGAGAGCGTCTGTATATGCTTTGCCAGAACCTAGAGGCACTAAAAGGCTACATACACAAGGTAGTCGAGGATGGGAAAATGGCAAAGGCGACTCTACAAGAGTTGCATAATCGTCAACAATTTGAGAAAAGGAAATAACAATGTCCGATAATCCGCAAGGAACCGGCAATTTTTCAGTAAATGATGCAATTAGCCTTCTAACGACCCCCACGCCGGACAAGGTTGAAGAAGAGCGACAGGAAGCAGATGCTTCCGAGCCGATGGAGACAGAGGCCGAAATCACGGAAGAGGACAACCAGCCAGAGGCTGAATCCTACGAAGATGATGAGGATGATGTTGATGATGTCGATGAGTCTGATGAAGATGATGACTACGAGGATGACGAAGAGGAACCTCAACAGCAACTCTACAAAGTCAGAGTAGACGGCGAAGAGATAGAGGTCAGCCTGGACGAAGCCCTACAAGGTTATCAGAGGCAGAAGGCTTTTACCAAGCGTAGCCAAGAGGCTGCTGAAATGCGGAAGGCTGCTGAGAAAGAGGCAGCGGAAGCAAAGCAGGCTCGTGATTACTACGCACAGCAACTTGAGGTTGTGGCGCAGCAGATTCAGCAGACAATTCCCTTAGAGGAACCTGACTGGAGGGCTTTGAAGGATGAGGTTAGCGGAGAAGAGTATTTTGCTATTAGAGCAGAATATGATGTCCGTAAACAAAACCTCGCAAGAGTGGAGCAAGAGCGACAGTATATCGCTCAACAGCAGGCCGTAGAGCAAGAAGAGGCGTTGAAGAAACATCTCGCCGCACAACGGTCTGAAATGCTGAACCGGATTCCTGCTTGGCAGGATGATGAACGCAGAAATGCAGAGCGTGTTAAGGTAATTGAATACGCTCGTAATGTTGGGTTTAGTGAATCAGAAGTAGCCAATGCGTCAGATGCAAGGGCTATTGAGATTTTGTACAAAGCGATGCAGTGGGATAATCTTCAGAAGAAGAAACCCGCAGCTAAAAAACGCACAAAAGAAGCTCCAAGAATGGCTAAAGCTGGTCAGCCACGGACTAAAAAGCAGGTTGCTAGTCGTTCACGGCAGCAAGCTCTGGGAAGGCTCAATAGAGAGCGTTCTGTAGACGCAGCCGTATCTTACTTGATGGGCAGCAAAACTTAGAAGGAGTTTTCAAAATGGCCACATTCACTACCGCCCTTGCTGTTGGGGAAAAAGAACAGCTTGCAGATGTGATTTATCGCATCGACCCAGATGAGACACCAATCTTTTCCGCACTCAAGAAAGAGACCTCAAACGGTATCTTTACTGAGTGGCAGGTTCAAGAATTGGCTGCCGCATCTGCTACCAACTACGTCAATGAAGGCGCAGACGCTAGCATCGGCACACCAACTGCAACTACTCGTCTGGGCAACTACCACCAGATTTCAGTAGCAGCAGTCGCTGTATCAAAGACACTTGATGCAGTCGAGAAAGCTGGTCGTGACCGTGAACTGGCATACCAGAAGGTACTGAAATCATTGGAACTTCGTCGTGACATCGAAAAGTCAATCGGTGACACAGACGTAGCTCGCTCTGGTTCTGACCCTCGTAAATCAGCATCACTGTCTTGCTGGATTACAAATGGTTCAGTAGGTGCAACTGCTGGTGCCTTCGCTACTGGCGATGGAACGGACACAATCACAGCCGGTGACTCTCGCGCTCTGTCACTTGCACTCATCGAAGATGGGATGCAGGACGCTTGGACAGACGGCGGCAATCCAAAGATGATGATTTGTTCAGCAACAAACCGTGCGAACTTCTCTAACCTGACCGCATCTTCAAACTTGGTAAACAACCAAGTGAATATGACTCAGGCGAAAGAAGTGACCTACGTTGGTTCAACATCAGTCTTCCTGACTGACTTTGGCACCATCGAAGTTGCTCCATCACGCTTTATGAGCAATGACCGTGCATTCCTGATTGACCCAGACTTTGCTTCTCTTTGCACCATCAATGGTCGCAACTTTGTAGAGAACGAAATCGCGGCAACAGGTGACGCAGAGAAGTTCCAGATTGTGACTGAGTGGGCTTTGAAAGTACAAGCTCCAAAGGCACACGCTGGCATCTTCGACCTGTCAGGTTCCTAAACAACATAGAGGGGGCGGGTTTACCGCCCTCTCTTTCCATTAGGGGATAATATGAAAAGATTACTTACATCCGACAAAGCAGCAGGCAAGCAAACATTTTTGCGCCAAGAATCTGATGGTTCTACATTTATTGAGAACACTCAGCAGTTCGATACGCTGCTAAAGATTAACAAGCAGATGTCTGACGATTGGCAAAAGGGTCAAATGATAGGAACCCAGAAGCACGTCCAGCATATAGCAGAAATACCCAATGTAGTGTATCATCACCTACTGAAGACGCTGGGTAAGCCTAGCGAGAACCCGAAGGCTTGGAAGGCGTGGCTAAACAGCAACGAAAACCGAGCGTTCAGAACTGGCGGCGGTAATATCTAATGGCTATAACATCTTACGCTAATTTGCAGACATCAATAGCTAATTTTTTGGCTCGTAGCGATTTGACGGCGCAAATTCCTGAGTTTATTCAGCTTGCAGAGGCTCGTATTAATCGTGAGCTAGAAACTCGTGAGCAAGAAAAACGGTCGCAAGCCACGCTAACGCCTGGTGACGAATATATTGCATTGCCTACAGATTTGCGTGAAGTTCGTGAGGTTAAGCTGCTTACAAGCCCTCTGACTGTTTTAAGCTACGCATCTCCAACAGGTCTTGATACTCAGTATTCTAGTAACGGCAGCGGTAAGCCACTAGGCTACAGCATTGTCGGCAAAGAGATGAAACTGAGGCCAGTACCTGACTCTGCTTACACAGCGGAAATTTTATATATTGGCAGTGTAGATGCTCTTTCTGCCGTTAGCACGCCTACGTTGTTTTTGCGTTCACCAGATGTGTATCTATACGGTGCATTGACTGAGGCGTATATCTACTTGCTGGATGAGACAAGAGCAGCACAGTATGATGAAAAGTTTACTCGTGCTATAAACGAGGTGCGGATGGACGAGGAGCGTTCACATTACGGCACAGGGCCATTACAAACCAAGTCTGTCTATTTACGGCAGAATACAGTAGCGGAGAAATAAACTATGTCTGCAATGAGTGATTACCTAGAGAATGAAATTCTCGACCATATTTTAGGAACTGGCGCATACACAATGCCATCGTCTGTGTATGTCGGTTTATCTACAGGTTCTTTTGCTGACGATAACAGCGGTACAGAGCTTACCGGCAATGGCTATGCTCGTGTAGCAGCTACGTTTAATGCAGCGGCTTCTGGCACGGCTGACAACAGCGCGGCTATTGAGTTTTCAGCAGCCACAGCAAGCTGGGGTACAGTAAGCCACTTTGGGCTGTTTGACGCATCTTCTGGCGGCAACCTGCTTATCCACGGTGCGTTTACCACTGCAAAGCTGATTGACACAGGTGACATCTTAAAGATTTCTGCTGGCGACCTAGACGTTACAGCAGCGTAGGTGTAGCTGATGGCTACAGGCACCCCGCACCTAGATAACTTTACTGGCAGTATTGATGCGCTTCCATATTCTCTGGATAGCGCATTACTGCTTACTAAAGTTGATTGGTCAAACCCTGACCTAGAACAGCTAGATAATTGGGGTACGCTTGAGCAATTAGACGCATATGGGCTGACGTTAGACCAGCTAGACCAGCTAGAGGTAAAGCACTTTGAAGGCACTGCTACAGCAGCAATCACTGTTGCAGCAGAGGTACAGTTTGCCATTGAAATGCCAGCAGCGGTATCTATCTCCGCATCCGCTACGGCAGATAACACACGCATCCGTGAGATGGCAGGCTCTGTAACAGGTGCTGCTAACTTTGCCGCCGTTATAACACCTATTAGAACAATGGACGCATCTGTGAGCGTTGCTGTGACCGATACGGCAGAGCTTACAAGGCTTCGCACATCACCGGCACCAGCAGCGATATCTGCAACGACCACCGCATCATCAAGCCTGGTTTACTTGCTATCAGGCACAGCTAATGCAGCAGTAACGACAACAGGTGCGGCTAATGGTATATTCGTTATGGCAGGCACACCTGCCGCCGTTGTAAGCGTTGTATGCGATGCCAAGCGTCTTGGTGAGGATTGGGGCGATGTGGCGATAGGCTCAGAAGTATGGAGTGATGTTGCTATAGGAAGCGAGATTTGGGGTACTGTAACAGTAGGCAGTGAGGTTTGGGCGACACAATGATACAGTTCGGAGAATGGCTGCCTGACCAGCCTGATTACTTAAATGCTGGCGTTATTGATGCACATAACGTGGTGCCTGCCTATAATGGCTATCGCAGCCTTGGTGAGTTTGTGGCTTACTCTGATAGTGCGGATAGCACTATTTTAGGCATATTTTCAGCTAAAGACAAAACCGGCAACGTAAAGCTGTTTGCTGGTGATAGCGGTAAATTATACCTTTTTAATCAGACAGGTTCTACGCTTGATGACGTTAGTGCGGTAGGCGGTTATTCGCTCACATCAGAAGAGCGTTGGCGTTTCGTCAAGTTCGGTGAAGAGGTTATTGCTGCTGGTGGTGTTGGTGAAGAGCTACAAAAGTTCAACGTGTCTACTGACAGCGCATTTAGCGTATTATCTACAGATGCCCCAAAGGCTGATTTCATTGCTGCTGTGCGTGATTTTGTATGGGTTGCAAATATTGACGAGGGTTCTGGTCGTGTGCCGTATCGCTGCTATTGGTCTGGGTTTAACGACACGACAGCTTGGACGGCTGGCACAGAGCAATCTGATTTCCAGGACATCCCTGACGCTGGCGCGATTACCGGCTTGGTAGGCGGTGAATATGCCACTATCCTTATGGAGCGAGCTATTGTTCGCGCCACATATACTGGCCCACCGCTAATCTGGCAGTTCGATAAGGTCGAGACTGCTCGCGGCTGTCAGGTTGCTGGCTCTGTCTGTAACATTGGTAGTTTGGTATTTTATTTGTCAGATGACGGCTTTTATGCTTTTGATGGCTCT